ACTCGGACAACCACCGAGCAATAGAGCCATACTTCAGGTTCAACTCGTTCTCGAGAATCTCGAGGCCATAGTGATCGAACTCTCGTTCACTGATACCTTCGGCTGCGGCGATGATCTCGATCGCGCGTTCGCGAGTAGCACCTTCAACGATTTCCATCGTCTCTTGAACTCGCTCAACGAAGGCAACAAAGTTGCGAGACTGCTGAATGCGCTGCTCTTCGATCTGCTCGTCGAGACGATTGCAGAGGAAGTCATAGTCATCTTGAAACTCTTCGAGAGACTCGAACTGAGCATAACGAGGACGGCTACCATACACGTCCTTGTACAGGTCAGAGTAGATGTCGCCGTCACGACTGTCGGTGAGAGCATTGATGTCCGAGAGAGTAAGCATGTCAGTATTTCCTTTCATCATCATATATCCAGGATACCTTGTTTTGATAATAATGTACATGCTAAAATGCGCCCGAAAGCGAATCCGAGCGCATTTATTTTAAAAAAGTTTTTAGGCTTTAGTCGTTAAGAGCTGCTAGCTTCTCTACAACTTCATCGATGGTATCGAGAATGGTATCAGAACCACGATCGTCGATAGTACGAATCATCACCTTGCCACGGTGTTCAACGACACCAATCAGAAGGTCGACATTGACAAGATACTTGCCACCTGTCTCGTTGATGAACTCTACGAATTTTACTTGCTTGCTCATTTCTTTCTTCCTATATTATATTTTGTCACGAGGCTCCATTCATTTTTCTCTTTGAATGGAAGGATCTTAATTTGGTTCAATGGAGTCTGAGGATCCACGATCTTATCTGGATCCACTACGGCAATTAATCCCCAGTCAGATAGAAGTTTGACGACAGTATTTCTACGTCCTTGATCTTCTGAGGAAAAATCTGTTGGCTTACCGTCAAGAGCAAACAGCTCTTTAAAATGAACGATGTAATATTTGCCTTGTTTGTGTAGGATATGGCAAGACTGATAAAGAGTCTTGTCCTTGCGTGAAGCAACGCCGATGCGAGTTAAGGTCTCGCGAACCTTTAAGAAATCATCTTCTTCGCCCAGCCTCACTTCAATTAAACTTTCTAAAACACTCATGTTTCACCCTTCTGAATCTTTTTCTTTATTATGTTTATATGTTCAGAGGAGAGGATATCAAGAGCTGCCTTGGCAGCACGACGGTTATAACCGTAATACTCTGCAACCGCTTCGAGATCTCCATCCTTTTCTTTCTTCACCCACTTTGCAAAGCGTTTACTGGGCCGAATAATATTTATCAAAAAAGAATATTGGAGTTTGTTGTCGAGGTGGTGGTTGCAGTTCATCATGTTTGCGGCATGGATACTATCCGCAAAGTAAGACAGAGATCGATTAGTTAGCCAAGGACTATAAGTCTTCTCAGCTAGAGTATCATTCTCCGTACCTTTCATCAGGTTCTTCTTGGTCGAATTTATCGAAGTCACGAAGTCGAACGGTTTCATCGCTACGGCCTTTCATAATCACATCAGCAGACTTGTCAAAGAAGTCTGCACATTTTTCACAGATCTCAAGAGATACTGTCCCTTCTGCAGTTTCGAGGCGGAGTTCATGGAACGCCGCTTTCTTAGGATACTTATCCGTGCAGACAGGACACTTCTTTTTCCAGATCACAGGAACTCACAGTCAGCCATAATTTCGGTGAGACATGCCATGAGATTGATTTCAGGATCGGCCGAGAAAGCATTCTGATACTGATACTTCGCGAGGTGCAGTACGAGTTGAGGCATACTACTCTTTGCGATATGATCTTCTGCCTTATCAAAGAAGGCACGGAAGAATTCAGTAGGCTCGATGTCAGACTCTCCAAGCCACTTACGAGCAGCTGTGAAGTTCTTGTCCTTCATGTAACCGATCAGCTTAGTGAGAGCAGAATCCGAGAAATTCCTAAGGATCCCAGTGTCAATGCTGCCAGTAGCACTATACCTCTGAAGCTCGTTGATAACACGGCGCCAATCTGGAAAGTGTGTCTTGATGACTTCAGCAACGACCGCTTTTTCATAAGAAACCGATTCATTGTCGAGGATTCCACATACCCTCTGCATAAACTGCTTCGCGAGAGAAGGGAGTTCTGACTTAGGAATCTTAAACTTGATAACCGAGCATCGAGAATGTAGTGGCTCAATAATCCGATCGACAAAATTACAAGTAAGAATGAATCCACAATTTGCACTGAATTCCTCCATAAAGTTACGCAGAGCTGGCTGAGTCGACTGAGGATTGAGATAGTCGGCCTCGTCGAGGATAACCATCTTTCTTCCACCCATCAGGGACACAGAGCTAGCAAACTGAGAGATGTCGTTACGTAGCATGTCGATGTTGCCATTCATCGAACCGTTGATAACGATGTAGTCACATCCAAGCTCTTCGCACATGGCTTTGGCGACAGTCGTCTTACCGACACCTGCCGTACCAGAGAGAATGAGGTTAGGAATGTTCTTCTGATCTACGAACTGTTGAAATGTCTTCTTCAGTTCATCTGTCAGGATAGTGTCGGACACAGTCTTTGGGCGATACTTCTCGACCCACAAAAAATCTTCAAGCATAATATATCTCCGTCAAAATCAAAGTACCGGTTACGAGTTCCGGTGTCGCCTTTTCGTATCGACCGCTTCACCCGAAGGTGCACTGTATACGCTGGCATCTTATGGCGGCCAGTCACCATCCGTTAAGCTTCGAACGAAGAGTTGGATTCGACGGCGATCCAGTACTCTACAGTAGCACCCTTCCAATGGCTGAGTCACTTCGAAGAGTACCATGCGGAAGCGAGCTTCAGTTTCACCGACTTCGACACTAAAAGAGTCGTTGCTAGTTCCACGTGTATCGACTGCTTGAAGCAAGATCTTACCGTTCTTACCGACGATGGCGATTTCTGGCAACTGAGATACACTCAGGGCCTTCATCACTCGATTGAGTGCTTCCTCAGAAATCAAGCAGTTGACTTCAGGATTTGGCAATTCAATCTCACGATCAGGCGGAACGATGATCAACGAAGGATCAGTGACAGCGTACTGAAACTTGTTGTTGCCTTCGATGAGTTCTACGTATGAATCCTTGATTTCAATCTCAGGATCATTAAACAAGGAAAGGGTGCCGATAAACCGTGAGAGGTCGTATACGGCAAAACCCTTCTCGAAGTCTTGCTTAATTGTTGCTTTCGCAAGAACAGACTTTGTACTGGAAATAGTACGGATCACATTACCCGGTTTGAACATGATGTTCTTATTAATAGCCGAGAAATTCTTAAGTACTTGCAACGTATCATTATCTAATTTCATTATAAATCTCCATATGTTCGGAATATTCACTATACCAATTGTGGTGTTTATTGTACACTCTTATTTTTTGTTCTTTCCAAGTGCAGAAGGATCTGCAGTTGCAGAAGCACCGATGCGAGCAATATCTGGTAGAGAACCACCAAACACATACGAACCGACGTGCTTCAATTCCATCCAAGGGCATAGCCATACATGCATGCCAGCATTGCGAACCCACTGACAGAACATATAGTCTTCAGAGAGGTAACGCTTCGAGTAATCCTTCAGCAGACCATTGTTCGGATCTTGCACGAATGCCAAGATCTCTTCGGCCTTTGCCTTCGGATTCTTCTCGAGGAATTCCTTGAGTTCAGCATTGATGTTCGTACGCTTATGATCGATAGGCGTATCGAAGAATGCCATGATCTCGCGGCTGCCATCAAAGTGTTCAGTACGAACGTGATCTGGTTTGTAGAACTGCTGAGGATAAGCTTCTTGGAACTTCTCAAAGGTGTTGCGACGAATCATCATGAAACCTGTACCAGCTTCAAGCACTTCGACTGGTTCGCCGAGAGGAATTTCATTGGTCGTGCCAGTCGGATTGAAGACGTAGTCACCTACATACTTCTCAAGATCATTTGGATTCTCGTCAGCCATACCCTTGTCGACGGCAACTTTGATCTTTTCCCAGCTAATGCACTTCTTCGGATATGGACCAGCGATAATATCGTAGTTATCTTCAGTTGCATCTGGATTTTGTAGAGCGAGAAGAGCGATCACGTCATTTGGATTGAATCCAATGTCTGAGTCGATGAACATCAAGTGAGTATCACCTGAACGCATGAACTCATCAGCACAGTAGTTACGTGCGCGAGTAATCAGAGACTCATTGAAGAGGAAGTAGAATCTGACTTGAATTCCATAGTGTGTGCAGAGTGCCGAGAGATCTGCGATTGAGCGGGTAAACATACCTGCACATTGTCCACCATACATTGGCGCGGCGATAAAGAGCTTGCGCTTACGTAGCTCTTCCATTGGAACATTAATTTCAATACCCATTATTAATCCTTATATTCAGTGTCGTGTACGTGGAGTTGCATGATGGCGTAGTGAATAACCTTCATGAGGTCCTTTCGCCATTCTTTTGGATCGCCTTTGCGACCATATCGTTGCGTATACTTCATCATATTCCCGATGTTGAAACCAGTACCATGACCGGCGTCAATGATGAATTCTGTTGCTTGAAATTTATTTCGGGAATAATGCTGAGCGTAGGTAGCATCGACGTAAGACTGAATTTGTTTAATCAATTCGCCTTCATTGTATTTATAATCAATGAGATGCTTCGCTGGAAAACCAGGAATAAAAGTTTCAGCTGTTCCCATGTTACCCTTAAGGCCGGTAGTTGGGGCCATTTTACCTGGAAGGCTGGTAATAGACAAGGTAGATCCGTGTCCTACTACTTCGTGCTTTGGGACTGGAAATCCCATCACGTTTTCATTATCACTCATGCAAAAAAGTCCTCTAGAGTTGCGGGTTTATTTTCAGATAGACCAGACCATTTACGGCCTTGCCAATGTGGATAAGATGCTCGTGAGAGATGAACCGACTTTGGTTTTTCCATGCATTCGAAGTCGAGCTCGCCTCTGTCATTGAGAAGCGGATCAACCCATTCGATGAAATTGACACTGCCTTGAGCACACAGCTTTCTCATCTCATCTTTAAAGGCGAGACGCACTGCGTTACGCTGATCCCAAGATCCGTAAAATGGTGTGCCTTTATAGTAGCCAGTTTTTGGAAGAACACGAGATTCATTCTCGATAGGAAGCAACTCGTATGCAGAGACCTTTGCAAGATCTAGTTGAGAGAGTTGTTCATAGTATCTATTCGCCAAATCTCGAGCAGCCTTTTCAGGATCTGGTTGGCGGCAAAGATGGTGACGTACAGCGATGTTACCAAAGTATAATTCTGCGATCTCATGTTCTGGATCGATAAAAGTATTGAGACCTTCCTTCAATGCACCGTGTAGAGTCTTGAATGGAACGGAGTTGACAAACCAACCTGGGCGATACATGCAAATGGCATGACTATCACCAGCCACAACACGATTGACAACTTCAATCTGCCGAACTGTAATGGCATTGTCTTCGATGTATTTGAGATTTTCCCAGTCGACCTTATGCCAATCAGGGTGGATGTCATCTTTCAGACGAGGAGCAAGCATCTCGCTATACTTTGGATGGTCGATCCAGAGCGAGTATACTTTTTTTGTTTTTTCTATTTTGGAGAATCGAATTAAGTTGTCGATGTTACCGTAATTTTTCATGCCGCCGAAAAGGTTCAATGAACCAAACCAGTCGTTTCCATGATATACGTAGATGCTATCGAATGAGTTGATGTCATCATGAATGTCACCTGTTCGATCGAGATGCACTACACCGCCATTTTCTACAGAAATTTGTTCTGCATAGATGGCGGCTTGCGCAGCACGATGTGAATGAATATTCGAGGAGACAGGAGTAAAAGGAGATGTTATAAGCGTTTTCATATTATCCCTTATATATCAAGTACGTTATAATGTACATCATTTTTTGGCCAGTCGCGGTAACTATTTACGCGTTCATAGATCGTAGGATCATTTAACACTGGTTCTTTGCCGACATTCCAGAACAAGATGTTCTTGCCAGTATTTTTAGGAATGTACTTCCACACTTTACCATCATATGTATCGATACAAGGAAACGGCGGAAGATTCTCTGGCTTCTCGCTTTGTTGAAATGGTAGAGGCTCTGAGATAACCTCTGCTCGACCTAATTCTCCAGCTTGTAGATTACGAGATACAGCAACCGAATGGAACTTGGCATTTGGCCACGCGATTTGCATTGCTCGTGAAAGAACACCAGTCGAGATGGCTACGTAGACCTCATCAGGAGCTTCGATCTTTGATGCAGCCTTCACGATACCAGCAGTCACTAGCTCATGCTTCAGACCGAGTGGAACGAAGAATGCATCTTCTTGAGAATCTGCCCAATCTTTGGCGATCTTATTCAGATTCGGCATAGCAGCGATACGATGAAATTCTACATCTGCGCCCTGTTCGATACAACATGCCTGATGATGAGAGATTGTTTGCGATGAAGGCATGAACAACTTCACCTTCTTGTTGTGACGCTTGGCAACATCAAGAAGAGAAACGCCTGCAAGTCCAGTCCGAGGCTGAACATAGACGATGGTCGACTGATTGATTTTCGACAATAGACAGTCACCGCCACGAACCTTCGTTCCAGTGATGAGGTCGTCTCGTACACATCGTACGTCATCATGAATTGTAACTACTGGATCTGGATATGGATCAGTCCATGTTTCTGCGAGGCTGAGATAGTATTCTCTGGCTTTTTCCCAACCGTAAATGCCTACGTCTTTGTTTACGCCATCAATGACGTGTTTGTTGTGTGCCATTTGTCAACCTATCATAATTATTGGTCCGAAGAGACCAGTCAATGGGATATACCCAATCATAAGGGATTTGCATCGTCTGTGACTTCACGCCAAACTTGACTGCCATATACTTATAATGCATGCAAAGCTTGTCTTCAAGGTTGAGATAGTTATGAGTATGAATCGGATTTGATGGATGGACTTTGAGGTAATCCATATGTTCGACTTGCATCTTAGCAGCATCGTTCAGAGGAATGTACTCGCCAAACTCGTTGATATCATACTTACTCTTGCTCATCAGATTCGGACAGTCGAATACTTGACTGAGTCCATCGAAGTAACCTGTACCACCATGAAGGAACGAGTCAGGATCCACCCAATCTGGATGAGTCATGGCCACGTGTCGAGCCGCGTTCTTGCAAGGATACATGGCATTACGAAAGCCAAACTCTTCGACGAAGATCGTGTTCAACTTCTTGGCAAACTCCATCATCGTATAAGGACGATTGCGTTTCTCGAACAAGCTTTCGGCATGCTTCTCTGCAAAGACCGTAGGAACTTCGCACAACCAATCTTTTACACTCGTATCTTTTGGATAATAGATTTGAAAAAGATCTGAGCGAGCGTGGCGTTCAGTCAAGAATCGAGTACGCATGGCTTCTGGACCACCAGACTGCCATGCCTTAAAAGTTTTCCAGTGTTCATTACTAAACGAGAAGATGAGGCATGCTTCGAGTACAGTCTTGAAGTCGTCGACTTCTTTGATCTCATCAACAAACGGACACTCGTGCCAATGTAGGCGATGACTAAACTGCTGATAGTTGTCACGAAGAAGTGAGTCGCGACGAAGATCATACTCACGGCAAAACTCGAAGAACTTTTCAGTTCGTTCTTCCTGAGTCCAATCCTTCATCCATGATTGTTTCGGCTTTCCTTTATCATCATACTCCACTTCGGCAATATTAGGATACTGGATATCAAACTCATGCTCGCCAAGGAGCTCAGTTAACAAGTTCATGTACTTTAGCCTTATATTCTGCTACGCTCATGCCTGCTTGCTTGAGAATAGTATCGTCTGATGGATGGTTTGACATGCCATTGAAAGTTCTTACGAGGCCCAAATCCAACATCGCCCGTTGCCTACCATACGGGTGATCCTTGATTTTGCAGGAAGACCAGACGGAGTCGAAACAGAGATGGTTGTATCCAGATCCTGGCTTGACATAGTTCTCGACCCATCGGATAAAGTCGCAACATACATCTTCCGCATTGTAAGGGAATGCACCTGTGTCTGCATAGATCTTCTCCATAATCTTGTCCAGGAACTTCTCTTTCTGTAGGCGATCAGTGTTGATGCCGAGATAAGAGATACATTCGACCGCATTCGTTCCGTAGTAGAACGGACTGTCAAGGTTGACATACTGCGGAAACCAGTCGGCGATGTCTGCAACGAATGCCGCATATTGGAATCGATAAGCACGAAGTCCATTCTTGGCATTCCAGTCAAACATCCATTCTCCGAGTTCACGAAGATCTTTCTTTTGATTATTACCTTCGAGCCATTCTGCCATTTCTCGGCAAAGACGTGGTGCATATTCAGAAAGGTAATAGTCTCCACCTCTCTTGTAACCAGGTGCTGGCTTTGGAAATGAAGGAAACTGATAACCCACCGAGGTATAGAATGGATATGGATAAACGTTGATGAACTTCGTCATCTCTTCGATGGTTTTAAACTTGTAGAGATGAGGAAGAACAGTGTTCGAGTAACCCGATGGTTTCACTGCATAGTTAATACCAGAACCAGTCACACGATGTAGAAGAAATACGTAGAGCCACTCAGCAAGCTTGAAGTCAGAATGCTTGCCGGTCCAGTCAGTGGCAATCGTCTTACGTTGGTAGGTGTGGTGTCCCTTCTCCATCTTGTCCCAGTATGGATGTTCAGGTGTCCAACCATAGAACACGTCATTGACAATCTGTGAGAAGCCCGCATACTTACGTTCGACGACGTCATAGAGCTCTACGTTCTCTAGGAGGTCGTCGTTCATATTTGATTCGAGGTATGGGATCTTTTGCTAGATGGAAATATCGGATGTACTCGTCATAATATTCAGTGAGTTCCACGCAGGTAATCTTTCATATTTTCAAGAGTCATCGTTACGTTACGAAAGTCGTTCCACTTTCTGTTACGCATTGAAGGATGACCGATCTTGAGATGGTGAATGCCTAGCTTATCAAGGACCTTCGAAGGAAAGTTGCCGAGGGCAATGACCTTCTTATCCTTGAACTTGCTTAGCTTAGTATTTATATCGTCAAGATTGACGTTCGTCATCTTTGGTTCTGCATCGACAATGTCAGGAATCACGTTGTAGAAATCATAGTCGTATTGACCTACGATGTTCATCCAGTTCTTCAACCTCCAGTAAGTGTCTGATCTCGAACGAACGTCGTTGCTCGATGGACACAAACCAACAACCACAACATCATCGCTGATCTTGTGGCCGCTGATGGAAGAATAATATAAAACGTCTTTCATTACTTTACCTTATCAAAGTGCCTCTCATATACATGGAGGTTACCAACATGCCAGATAATCTTCGGCCAAGTTTTAAGACCGAGTTCATCTGATAGTTGATTGGCAACATGAAATTGCCATGCATAGTCATTGCGATAACCGAAGACAACATCGTTCGAACGCATCTGAACTACTGCTACCAACTGATCGGCGCGAATCATGTATTGCACAGCATTGGTGCACATGAAGTCAGACATACCATTGAAGTTGTAATCATACCACATCGTAGGACGAGTGTAGATCATGACAGCACGACGACTGTTAGGATTGGCGCGAAGTTCTTTCAGAACGTTGGCATACTGACTGAAGTTATCTTCATGCCAAATTGCCCAGCCGTAATTCGAGTTGATGTAACCATTCTCGTCGGCGACTTGCTGCCAAATAGCAGGAGTCTTACCGGGAATATCGTTGACACTCAGCGACATCGACTTATACCAAGCAAGCTCGCGTTCGACATAGTCATCATTGACTTCGCCGAAAATAGTAGGATGATTGGCTTCGAAGGTAGCACCGAGCATCTCGATGGTCTTGACGCCAGTCTTATCAGTTACGAATCGACCGTACTTCAGTTCTTCGATGAAGTGATCACGAATATGTTCAACCTTAAGCATTGGCAATCTTCTCTACTTGATATTTGTTTGCAGGACGTCTACCACCACGGGAGTTCTTCGGAGATTTACCAATCTTTAAAATTAAAATGCCATTTTGTTCTAAAGATTGTTTACGTGTTATCTCGTGGACAGTATCATTGATGCTATGAAAAAGAGGATCATTAGGATCTTCAACATCTGGTGTTAAATACAGATCGTCTTGAAGATTCTCGACAGTAAACTTATATCCATTCGGTTTTGACTTGATATAGTTTTTTGTCATAGTTTTAATTATGTCATCAACCTTCAACATTCTTCATCGCTCCTACTGGACGATTGAGGAAGTCACGATCAGGTGATTGACCGTCCATCTTGCCGCGGCAATAGGCTACTACGAATGATGCATAGTTGACCAGATCCATTGCCGAGTCTTCGATCGATTCGAAGTTAGGCTTGTACGTAGGATCTTTTTCCATCGCTTCGATGACGGACTGCATACGCAGAGTCTTGGCATAGATGAGATCTGTAATGGTTGCGATACCACGAGGATAGTAGTCAGCTTGACGAATGCGACTTGCATCGTTCTGATAGTCTTTCGACTTCTTGAGCTGGATTTCAGCACACTCTTGGAGGACTCGAATTGATTCACGTTCTTTAGACATACTTTTCCACCTTATAAAATTTACCACCGGGATTTCTTACTGAGTCATTTAAAGACTTTAACACAAATCGCGAATTAAGTACATTAATTAATTCGAAAGTGACCACATCATTTTCTTGGAGAGGACGGTCTTCAGGACGATGCATGCGATAAAAGCAATAATCAGTCAACAAACCTCTTGCTACTCCCTCGTGTACCCACTCCATCGTAGACTTATTGTCTTTTGGTTTCTTTACAAATTTGTCAGGACCTAGATTAAAATTACGGTCTTTATCAACACATTTAAAGTCAATGAATGCGGCACCGTTCATTAACTTGATTCGACAATCATAAACGCATGAACCGTCAGGCTCACGGTGTTCATCTAATGTAGCCATAACAAGATTCTTTTTGATAAGCCACTCTTCGAGCATCAGGCAGTCGACGTCTTTGGTAAACTTAAAGTCGTTTCGACCGCCTTGCTTGAGGCGAGTCTTCATATCGTCGCGGAGTTGGATGAATTCTTTGTCGATTACCAAGCCAGGCTCGGTGGTTGCAAAGATGGTTTTAAATTTTTCAAGTAGTTCAGTCATAATTTAAATCTACCACAGTTTTCATAATATGTACACAGTTATATAGTTTCCCAGCGTGGAAAGATATTTTTATTTTTACATTCCCAATAACCGTATATTGTTATAATACCATCGACATCATTTTTTGTAAATGATAAAGTAGAGCGAGCGCCTGTACCATTCACCCAATGTTGAGTAGTATCATCAAGATTTACAAGCGAAATGTGAGCACCAATAATTTCATAGTTTTCATCGAGCTCAAACCGCTTAAGTAGATGCATACTTACTTTTTGACCAGAGTTAGAATTTCCAACCCATTGACGATTTTTTAAATCTTGAGACATCGCGTTCTTATCTTCAATAAGAGTCTCGCGAGTATTCTGATAACCCCAATCAAAACCATCGCCTTGATCTACAGCAATTTTAACACCCGCTTCGAGTAATAGTTCTTCAAACAGATTGTTAATAGAATCTCCCATCTGTTTTGAAAGTTCTACGGCGCGCTGAGACGTTGGCAATGAATTAAAATATTCTACCGCATTTTTTCTCTTAAAACGTTTAAATCCAGCAAGGATTTCTGACTTATAGATTTCCTTAACTCGGGGCATAATAGCACGAATGCCTTCTATAAGTGGAGTATATTCTCCATCAATATTAAAGGTGTTTTCGCCGTTAGTTTCAATAATATAAGCCATTAGATTTTCTTTCCATCGAGAATGAAGTAACCACGACCAAGCTCATCCTTATCGAAGATCAGAATGTCATCGTTCATCAGGATCTGAAGAGGAGCTTCACCCCTCGGGTTGTAGGCTCCGCCGAGACGACGGAAGTACTCTTCGATCGAGTAGTGCTTGATCAGAGTCTTGATGAACTTGGCTTTGGTAACAGGCCCACGATGTTTGAAGCGAGCGACAAACTTACGTTCAGTTCCGGTGTTGTAATGGATGTAGCCACCGTTTCCGGATTCGAAGTTGGTTTTAACAAAAGCAGTCATAATTATTTCCTTCTTGATTATAGGTCCACCTTATCAAGAATTTCATTAATTGTACATGCTTTTTTTCGAAAACAAAACTATTTTTTGAGTTTTGTTAGCAGACCATGGTTTTTGTCATGGCTTGGAGCCTTCCAACCAGCTGGCTTGATCAGATCTGGTAGACCAAGAGGATTCGGTCGTTCTGGCTTGACACCGACTTCCTTCTGAAGATTTGCACGAAGAACACGATTCCATGCTTCGTACGAGTCGATGCCCATCGAATCCAACGTACCAATGGCCACCACGCAGAGGTCGATCAGACCATCGACGATTTCTTCGGCATCATTGTTCTTGACAGCGGTCTTGGTTTCTTCCAATTCTTCCATCAAGAATGACATACGAAACTGAAGGAACTGCTTCAGCTTGACAGCATCAAATTCTTGAACCTTCTCATTGACACCATAATACCGATGCATACCAGCGATGTCTCTTACCCAATCTTCACTCATGCTTTTAACCACTCCATCATTTGTTGTACTTCTAAAGATAACTCATTTTTCGGTTTAAGTACACCTTTTTTTCGGTTTATTTTCTCGGCAAGTTTCTTCGCCTGGTCGAGGTGATATCGATTCGCTCGCTTCGTATGCAAGATACCATTGAGATGATCCATTTCATGTTGAAACACTCGAGCAGTAATGCCATCGAACTTCTTCGTTTCTGTTGTTCCATCAGGATGTGTGAAGCGAACCTTGATAAACTTCGGCCTCTTGATCTTCACGAAGAGGTTAGGATGGCTTAAGCATCCTTCTTCGAGTGTCACCATCTCTGAGGATACGTCGATGATCTTTGGATTGATCACACCGATCACATTCTCTGCTCTCATGACAAACATACGAGTACGAACACCAATCTGATTGGCCGAAAGTCCCATACCTTCGGCATCGATCATCGTCTCGGCCAAATCATTGTAGAGTTCGACTGGATTGACAATCGGATTATCGAAGTCAAACTTCGGCATCTCTTCTTTCAGAAGCGGATCCGTATACATTAGGATATCTCTGATCATGCCAATGCAACTCCAATTTTTGCGATCACATCATCAGCCGTGTCATGTTTATCGGTCGACAAACGAATTTCTTTTTCATCGCGAAGAACAACATATGCATATGCAGAAAACTGACCATGGGCTGCAACCTTAGTCACTCTAATAATATGGTTTACATTTACATAATGTTCAATCTTGTCACGGTCTCGGACCCAAATAAATTTTGTCATTTCACAATCCTATCAAAATTAAGTTTTGTCATTCTACTGATGGTTACATGATACTTTCGAAGGAGTGCCATTTCATCTTTCGAATACTCTTGACACCAGTACCACTTGTCATCTTTTTTCTGAACCCATTGATTCATTCTATTGTCTTGTTCATCGCGTTAAAGGTAGCAGCATCTACATATACTATTTCGCCTGTATCTCGAGTTACCTCAAAAACAGGGCTGAAATAATCCAACTGTTTGCCACTTACCACACATATTGGATATGGTTCTTCAGTTAATACTACACGCCTAATTCTCATGCTGCGATCCTACTAAAGTTCTTGTGTTTCTCGAACTTGATTACCGAATGGAACTTGTCATAGAGCTGATCACCCTTATGTGAGATCACAAAGGTGTTAGTGTCTTGAGTAAGTCCTTCGAGGATCTTCATGAATTCTTCCGTGCCACCGACGTCAAGCGACGAGTCGAAGACTTCATCCATGAGGAGAAGGTTGGTCGAAGCAGAATTGCGGAGCTTAGCAATAGCCCTCCAGGTAAACATAAGGCTAAGATCAATGCGCATCTTTTCTCCCTCGGAGAAAGAGGCATAGCTGAAATCGTCTCTGTAACGCGACTTAATAGTTTCATTAAAGTTTTCATCCAATTCGAACTGGACAAAGAAGTCCATCGCTGCGAGGTATTTGTTGATCAGCTTGTTCATGATTGGAACATACTGCTTAATGATCTTCGTCTTGATACCCGTGTCCTTGAGCAGAACACCTGCAACTTCAAGAACCTGACGATGATGTGTCAATTCTTCTTTGCGATTCTTAGTATGCTTCAGATCATTCTTATACTTATCGACATCTTCGTTGCTCGTATCGATGGCGAGAGTATTATTTTTAATCGACTCGATCTCTGCGTTCAGTGTCTTGATCGAGTTCTGCCATGAACGTATGTCTGCATTATGACCAGTGATTTGTGTGTTCAGTGACGTGATCTGAGTGTTGATAGTAGCGATCTCGTTCAGACGAGTCTCTATGTTTTCCATCTGTTTCTCGATCTCGGCCATGGCAGCTTCAATCTCACCAGTCTTAGTGGTACGATTGTTGATCCACTCTTCTTTGAAACCATGATCGATACCTTGACGGCATGTCGGGCAATTGTCATGATCGTGGAAGAACGAAATCTCTTTCTTAAACTTCCGGATCTTGGTCTCGAGATCTGTTTCCATTTGACGTAGCTTCAGCTTACGCTTCGATACCTTGTCATGATCTTCGATCTGCTCGCTCAACGATAGGATACTATCAGATACTGTCTGAATAACAGTCTCAGCCTCGGCTACACGATCTTCGAGTTCATCGATCATACCTTGCTTGGCCTTGATCAGTTCATCATTGTTCGTACGAAGAGATACGATATGCTTTTCCGCCAACTCGATCTTATTCTCGATCAGGTTGATCTTATGATCAGACTCATTCAACTCATTACGATTCTCGATTACCTTTTCTTTCAGAAGAGTGTTCATCGTACTGAAGATTTGAATGTCCAGAAGATCTTCGATGACTTCTCTTCGCCCATGAGCTGGGAGCTGCATAAAGGGCAAATAGTTTGCAGAGCCTAATACTACGATCTGGCTGAAAGATTTGAAACTTAATTTCAATATCTGCTTCTCAAAGTAATCTTGATAATCTTTATTGGAGCTATTTTGATTTAATAGTACACCATTTTGATAGATCTCGAACAGGTTAGGTCGCATACCTCTTTTCACAAGAAACGCGTTTTTTCCTATCTGGAACTCACATTCAACCAAAAGGTTCTTATTTGTCATGGAATTTAAAAGCTGCGGCTTATTGATGTTGCGGAACGCTTTACCGTACAAGACATAAGACAACGCATCCAAGATCGTAGACTTGCCTGCGCCATTTTCACCAAGAATGAGTGTAGATTTGCTGCGGTCCAACTGGACCTCAGTCATCTGATTTCCAGTCGACAGAAGATTCTGCCAACGAAGTTTATTAAAATGAATCATTATTACTCCACGCTTAAAGCTTCACCATACAGCGTTGTTAAGAAATTGTACAATCTTTTTTTATCTACAGGAGTTTCCCACTGATCGACTACTTTGGTTAAGATTGTAAGCGTATCTTCCGCTTCATTGACAATGTCACTGTCATCTTCCAACTGAAGATTAAGATTGTCTTCGACCACCTGGATGTCAAGAGCACCTGCCTTTTCGAGTCTGTCAATGTATGTATCGAACCAGAAAGGATTGTTCTTGTTCTTCACAATGACCTTGACGTAGTTACCTTTGACGGTACTGAAGTCGAATCCATCGATCCATTCGAAGTTAGGCCATTTGGCA